TGATGGACTGAAGCTGGTTCATTCCCTCAAGGGCGTGCGCCTGTATGCTTGTAAGCGAGCTACCTGCTCCAAAGGCAATCTGTTGCAAATTAGAGCAGCCGTCGAACATATATGCAGATATACTCTCAAGCTTGCTGTTTTCGGCAAAGGTTATGCTATGCAATCTGTCGCAACCCTTGAACACGCCCTGCGCCATTGTGGATACGTTCTTGGGTATCGTGAGATATTGTAAACCACTGTAAGCAAATGACTCATAACTCAAACGAGAAATTATGGCCTCGCTATCGAAATACACTGTGTAAAGATTATCGGTATATTCAAATGCCATTCTACCGATTTTCATAAGTCCGATAGGCATAGTGGGGGCATTGAGCGAAGTTGCATTCGAGAATGCGTAGTCATCTATCTCCTCAAGCTCGCTATTGAACTGCACGTCTGTAACGTATTTTGCACCGTAGAATGCCGCACCGCCGATCTTCTTGGTGCCATTAAGAATGTAGTAACTATAATTCGTATTACCGGCGGGGTATGCTACGAGCGTTGTGCCATCTTCGGAATATACAACACCGCCAATGCTGTTATAGCAGCTGTTCGATTCATCTACGTTGAATCCTGTGAGGTTATGACAAGAAGCAAACGCACCTTCACCGAAACAGGAAAGATTCTTCGGGATACTGATAGTACCCGTTAATGCACTGTTCGCAAAAGCAAAATCTCCTATGGATTCAAGCGATTCGGGGAAGATGATTGAGCCAAGAGAAATAGAGTTAGCAAAAGCGGTTGCACCGATGGTTCTGAGGCTGCTGTTTTCTGCAAATACTACGCTATGAAGCATAATATTTTCGGAGAATGCGTCGCCATCAATCGATACAAGAGATTCGGGGAGTTCCAGTGATTTGATGGCGCATCTAAAGAATGATCCACTACCTATAATTCTCAACCGGCTACCTTCTTCGAATACTACAGTAGCAAGGGCGTCACATTCTCTAAATGCTTCTCTGTCAATTTTAGTGATATTTTTCGGTATCACGACGGATGTCAAGCCTGTTTTCCGGAATGTTTCTTTCCCTATTTTCGTCATCGAGGAACTAATCTTAACTTCGGAAAGATATACGGAATAAGCAAAGCAACTGTTACCCACAGAAACAACGGTGTCGGGAATGACAATAGAAGTAAGTCCAGAATTTTGAAATGCATTTGCGCCAATACTTGTCACCTCACCAAGATCTACGCTATCCGCTCGTGTAAATCCAAAGGCGTAGGTTCCTATTGCGCTTACACCACTCGGCACTGTATATGCCTCTGTGCGATTAGCGGGATATGCCACGAGCGTACTCTTTGTCGCATTGAACAGGACACCGCCATCTGCAAGGAAGGCAGTATTGTTTTTATCTACCGTGAACGCTCTAATGGCAGTAGCACCAAAGAAGGCGCTACCGTTAAGGTAGATAACATTCGCAGGCACATTGAAGCTGATAAGAGATGAGCAGTATGCAAAGGCTCCATCACCGATATATGTAATTTCAGGATGTTGTCCAAAGTTAATGTAAGCAAGTCTTACGCAACTATAGAATGCATACTTATCAATCTTTATCACGTTTTCAGGGATATCTATGCGAGTTAGGTTAGTGCATCCGTAGAATGCAGAAGCACCAATATTATTTATTCCAAACGGAAGGTTGACTTCTCTGAGGCGTGTTTCACCTGCAAATGCGTTTGCACCAATGCTTGTAACAAGTTTACCGTCAATATATTCGGGCACTGAGATAAATCTTCTTCTGCCTCTGTACGATGTAATCTCTATCGTTCCGTCATCAAGCTCGCGGTAGGTGAAGGGGATCTCATCGTCTTCGCTTACCCACTTTGCGTAAAGAGTAATATCTGATACAACTCTGTCCTCGTAATATACGAATTCCTCTACGTAATGAGGATCGTAATACCAACCGTCAAACACTGCGTAGAGACGCTCTGGCTCAAGCATATTCTGTATAGTATGATTTCTGATGAATAATCCATCCTGATCCTCGAGTTCATCGGTCATCATATCGTAGGTGAGAGTTCCGCGTTCTTCAAGGATGAAAGCGTTCACATCCACTGCACCGTAGCCGTATATCCAGTCAAAGCCAAGTTCACCGAGATCGTAAGAGGATGCGTAAAGAACCTCACATACGGAATCAAAGGTTGTGTAATAGTTGTTTTGCATGAACAGTGATATCATACCAGCAACAAGCGGAGAGGCAAAGGAAGTACCGTTCATCGTGGTATAACCGCCGCCGTTTTTAGCGGTATAGACTGTTCCGGGAGCCACCACGTCAGTGTTTTCGCCATAATTGGAGTAGGATGCAAGTTCCCAACTGCCGTCTGCCAGAGCACCTACACCGATAACGTTGGGGTCGGCTGCGGGATATTTTAATTTTGCGGAGCGATCATTTCCGGCTGCTGCAACGCAAATAACATCGCTGTCATATGCGAGTTGAGTTGCCTCTGCAAATAGGTTGAAATCACTACCGAATGACATATTAACGACGTTAACGTCTCTTTCAATTGCGTAATAAAGGCCGAAAACAAGGTCAGACGTGCTTTTAAAGCGTCCCTTTTCGTCACACTCCGCCTTGATCACAATTATCGTAACGTTGGGAGCTATACCGGTCATTCCGACACCGTCCATAGATGCACCGAGGGCACCCGCTACGGCAGTACCGTGTCCCTGCTCGTCCTCTACCAACGACCAGTCATAGCCACCGTTTTCGAGTACGTAGTCCTTTACGATCTTATCCTCAGTGGCATTATAGCTGTATTCGCTGATGCGTCCGGTAAATTCGGGGTGATCGGTATCTATACCGGTATCTATAACCGCAACTGTGACGCCGGCACCGTTGTATCCACAACTCCATACGTTGCCGATATTCATAAATCCGAGATAGTCACCAAGCTCGTCCTTACTTATATATCCCGAATCAGGAAACTCGGGATTTCTATATGAACTATTCTCATCCGCAATATAGATGTCAGAAACATTTGCCGCGTAATCTATTCCAAAAACTTCAAGATAATCTTTGTACTCATCATTAGCCACGATGTCAGCGATAGTCCTTCCATCTGTAAGCGTAAGCGTAGCAAAAGAACCATCGGCAGTAATACGCAATTTTGCACCGATAGCTTCTGCGAGTTGATGTGCTTTAGAATGAGATGTGCCTGATAGCACAATCTTATTTTCATTATAATCACCTTTTCGAGCAGACAATTCCACAAGCATATTCTGCTGTAAGGTGTCAAGACGCTCTGACTCTACTTCTGCATTTCTTCGCGTCAGGAAGAATGCAAGCGCTATTGATAGCATGATAAGTAGTGCCACTATTGCCAGCGTTAGTTTGGTTGATTTTTTGATTGCCTTGCTTTTCATAATAATCTCCTTTGCAAGATTACAAATTCTAATAAAATTCACAAAACAAAAAGTGCGCCCGCAAAGCGAACGCACCCAAAAAATTATGTACTTCGCATTGCTGCCACGGGGACTTCTCCAAATAAGGTATAGAAAAGGTCGTAAGTACTAAAAATGGCATAGTACACCCTTATTTGGAAAATATTCGATTGTGTGGCGCTTATATTTTAACATAATTCTAAGGATAAATCAATATGTTGCGCGTATTTTAATGCGCGAGAGTGACATTTTGCACCAAAGAGCACAATCTTCCCTCGGAAAAATGGTGCAATATTCTCGCCGGTGTTTCGGTAAAGCGGTAAAGTGCTTCCTTCGTGCTTCTATCCGGTGCTCCGTGCTGTACGACGTACCTTAAACCAAAGGCAAATTCTCGGTTTTTATAGAGCTTTTCGAGCTCCTTTTTCCAGCCTTCAAGTACCGTACCCGACGTATGCCAGATGAAGACCGAGCGAGCCTTTGATGCCTCGTATTTTCTCTCGTAGTCAAGCACGTTTCCGAGCGTTTTGAGTCCTTCTGCGAGGTTGGGATTGCCGTATGCCGCGATGCGTTCGTGAGGCTTTGCGAAGAAGGCGCGGTCACGGTAGCCGATGAGGTGTAGCTTCGTCTTGTATGACGAGAAGTCGAGAGCTCGCGATATACGGCTGATGTTTTCTTTTATTCGGTGTCCTGCGTTACCTCGGATTTTTACCGAAGCGTCGAAAATATAGTAGATATTTACTGTTTTCATCGTTGAAACTCCTTATTTTTGTGTTTGTTACTGTTTTCTTATGGATTTGTCGGGAAAGGGCGTAAAATGCGAGAATGTGCCTGTTCCGTCCCCACCCACCCCCGAGACGAATTTTTGGGGAATTCTAACCCTTTTGCTCCGTAGAGCATACCCTCTCTCGAGGGAAACCCAATATGTTTTACTCAGTCAGCGGAGAAATCGGGGATATTGGTGCACGGTTTTTCGTGCTTTGCTCGTCGGAGCATAGACTTTTTTCTTAAAGCTTTAGGAGAATCCCCGATTTCCCCGATTATCCGCTCACCGCACTGAAGATATAGGTATAAACACAAATCCCTGAACATCAAGGGTGACGAGGAGTATTAACTCCTATCGTTGAAAACGAAAAACGCCTGAACTTCAAGTGGTGAAGCCTGGGCGTTCATTGATATTCAGTATAAGTGGCACAAAAAGCAAAAACACACGTCTTTATCCCTAATAAATAAGGAATTGGACGTGTGTTTGGTTGGTGGTCCATCAAGTAAGCTATCCGAATCCCAAGATTCCCCGGTTTCTCCGAGAGCTTCGACGTCGGTTAGCATATCTATATAGCTTACTTCCTTCATCCCATTGACATTATAATATATTACTACTTTATCGTCAAACAAATATACGCAGTTTACAAGCGTATTTATAAGACGGCGACGAAACTCTTCGTCAAAGAGATCTCCCGATCGAAACTCGCGGAGAAATGCTTCGACCTCACGAGCAGTCACTCGCAACTCTTGATTTATGCGAAGCCGAGAGAGTTCTGTCTCGGTCGCTTGCTGTTGAGCTTCGAGAACGGCTACCTTTTCGTTTATACGCTTTATCAACGCGTTAGAATTAGTCTTTATGAGAGAGTCCGCGGCAGCATCTAAATCGCGTTCTATTTCAGCGAGTCTGTGTTCGAGGTTTGTAATCTTGTCGGCGCCGAGCTCATTTTCCGAAATTGCTACAACTCGCGCTGCGACCTTCTTTATGTTCTCGTCAGTAAGTACAACTTTAACGGTCTGCTCGCAAATATACCACTCGATAAAATCCTTCTTTTCTCTTTTTTTCTTGCAAGCGTGCTGCCTCTTATTTTTTGTGCAAGTATAATAAAAATGCTTTATTCCTTGTTTACTCGTTCCGCTGTCCCCAATTATTGCCGAGCTGCAGTGACCGCAGAATAATTTTCCCGAGAGGGCGAAAAACGTGTCCGAAACCCTATGTCCGTAGCTCTTTTTATTCTTTTGCAATAGCTGTTGCACTTTTTCAAACAGTTCTTTGGAGATGATCGCGGGACAATCGCGTTTTACGTCTGCATAATTATGCTCGCCGATATAAACACGATTTTCAAGAATTCGCGTTACAGCGTTTATATTGAAGGTTTTACCATTTTTTGTTCGGTAACCACGAGAATTTAATTCATCCGCAATTTGTTGTTTAGGGTTACCGTCTTTATAAAGCTCAAAGCAGAGACGAACAGCGGGCGCAGTTTTTTCATCAATAACAAATTTATGATCTTCGATCTTCATACCAAGAGAAACGTTTCCTCCGGTAGAAAGACCTTTCAGCGCTTTTTCCCTCATTCCTTGCTTAACGACACGGGAGAGGCGGCGAGAATAGGATTCCGCCATAGCCTCGTAAATGCTCTCAAGGATTATTCCCTCGTCGCCGGTTCCGATGCTCTCCTCGGTGGAAAGCACTCTGACGCCGTAGCTCTCCAGCTCCTTCTTGTAGATCGCGCTATCGTAACGGTTACGCGCGAAACGGTCGAAACGGTAAACGACGATAAAAGCAAACTGTTGCTTTTTCGCATCTGAGATCATACGCTGAAACTCGGGACGGTTATCGGTAGTTCCGCTTATAGCTCGGTCGATATACTCCCCGACGATCTTTAGCCCCTTCGCTTCGCAATACGCTTCATCCGCGCGGAGCTGAAAATCTATACTGTTTTCCGTTTGCTTATCGGAAGAATATCGCGCATATATAACGGCGTTCATAGAACACTCCGAAGGAACGGGACGCACTCGCGCAAATGCCATATATTACCTCCTTGCCCTTTTCGCTATAACAGCGGAGAGGGCTTTTTTATTGTTTCTTATAAATAATAATGTGAAGATTACAACCGTAACTTGCGCCACCATTTCCGCCTGTGATATTAGAAATAGTAACCTGCATCGGATTGGTGGGATAGTTCTCTTTCAGTTCAAGCGCAAGGTCCGCTTTCACGTTACCGAGCTGCTCCCCTTTGGTATTAAAAACACCGATCGCATTGGGATATTGTTTTGTCGGAACAGGCTTGAAAATAATATCATCCCCGACGCTGCATTTTTTGATAATTTTCTGACGGTCGGAACCATTGTCATTTTTAAATGTAACTCCAACGACTTTAGTATGAAAATCGCACTCTACCTCTGCTTTGGATAGATCGAAATGTAAGATTTCGGATTCGGGCGCTTTAGGCGTGGTAGATTTTGAAGCCAACTTCACGATTAAATAAAGAATTCCGATGGGATAGAAAATGATAAGTAAGGCAATTTGCCAGCCTTTAAGTTTCTTTTGCATAGTATAATCTCCTTGTTTATATATACATAGTCCGAGAGGGCTTTTTTATTTTTCATACTCATGTCCGCAATAGGGACAATATTTCTTTTCGTCCTGTTCGGCCGGTTTTTCGTCTGTCACTTCAATGAACCCGGCTGAAATGATACCTGTAGGAACAGCCACAAGTCCGATACCAAGTAACGCCATTATCGTAGCAAGCACTTTTCCCGCCGCTGTGATCGGGAAAATATCACCGTAACCGACGGTAGTAAAGGTCGCAACAGACCACCATAATCCGGAAAGGGCGTTTTCGAATACTTCCGGTTGAGCCTCGTGTTCTACATTATACATAAGAACGGAAGCGATAACCATAAGGACCAATATCACGATCATAGAAGAAACGAGCTGACTATGTTTTTTCTTCAACACCGAGCCGATCACTTGAAGAGCCGCAGTATAACGACCGAATTTTAAAAGGCGGAATAATCTAAAAATACGTAAAGCGCGGAGCACACGCAAATCGATCGGGAAAATGAAAGGAATGTAAAACGGTAGGATAGCAAGCAGATCAATGATCGCCATAAAAGATAGGACGTATTTTAATCTCGCTCTTATAGGACTTCTATCGGAATATTTTAGATCTGCAGTAAAAAAGCGCAATAAATACTCAAGTGTAAATATTATTACGGAAATCGTCTCTATGATGCCGGAGAGCATTGTATACCATCCAGGAAGATCAAACGTATCAACGATAATGAGGATGATATTTACAATGATAAGAGAAATAATTGTACCGTCAAAAATGCTGCTGAAAAGATCGTTTTCATCATCGTCTCGAATCAAATTATAAATTCTTGTTTTTATTTTTCTATACATATTAAGCTCCGTTAAAACTTCGCTCGGAGCTCAACTACCTTACCAAAGATGCGGATCGGGAGCTCGTTTATCTGTTTGTTTGAATAAAACATCGGCTCATAGTCGGGGTTGGTGGATATAAGCATAATACCCTCAGTTGTCTTTTTTACCTTCTTACAAGTGGCGTCGTTTCCGTTTATCATAACGATAGCGATTTCCCCGCTTTCAACGTCAGGCTGAATACGCACGATCACGACGTCGCCGTCGGATATTTTGGGTTCCATACTGTTGCCTTTGATCTTCAAAGCGACATATTCTCCTGTTGCGGCGAGTTCTTCGGTTATTTCCTCATAATCTTCGATGTCAGTTATAGCCTCGATAGGAATACCGGCGGCAACAGAACCGAAAACGGGAACTTTAACGCCGCGCTTAGCTAAATTACTCGCATTTTCATTTCCAAGCAGATAATCAACGCTTACTCCCAAATAATTGGCGATTTTTAAAACAGTGTTAAAGTCAGGTTCTCGTTTACCGCTTTCATAGAGCGACATTGTGCTTTCAGCTACTTTGATATGTTCTGCTAATTGCTTTGCAGTGATCTTTTTGTTTTTTCTAATCTCTTTGATTCTTAACATAATGAAAACCTCCGATCTGTAAGTATATTATAACATTTGCAAATTGCAAAGTAAAGGGGTAAAACTAAAAAAATAAAAAACTTTGCGAAATGCAAATATTTTTTCAAAAAGTACTTGACAAAACGCAAAGTATAGTGTATAATCAAGTTACGAAGTTTGCGAAACGCAAAGTTTTGGAGGGAAAATATGAGAAAATGGTTAAAAGAAGCCCGAGAAAAAGGCGGCTTCACAATGAAAAGCGTTGCAACTGCCGCTAACATTTCAGAATGTTATTATAGTCAGATTGAAAACGGAAAAAGAAATGCTGCGCCGAGTGTAGCAAAAAGAATAGCAACGGTTCTTAATATTCCGTGGGTACTCTTCTTTGAAGATTCAGCAGAATAAGTAAAAAACAAATACATAGATAAACGGAGGGATTCTACTATGAATTACAAAGAAAACATCGAAAAACAGCAAAAAGGACACGAAAACAAGCCCCGCTTTATGATCGGGGAGCAGTTAAAGGACATTGCGGAGAGGGAGCCTCTTTCCGCTGAGCTCCTGGAGCGTGATCTTGAAATCGAGGCTATGAGCCTTGAAGCTGCTGAAAAGCATTTCCAAGAGTACGCAAACAAAAACAGAGGGGGCGCAAGAACCTTTTGTATCACACCAAAGGTCGCCGAAAAGCTCCTTCGGGAGTTCTACGGCTTGCCCTCTCCCGATGAAGCGCCCAAAGAACCACCGGCGCCGACGTCAAGCTTTATTGATTTAAGTTCGTTTCTGTGAGGTGCGTTATGAAAGCAGCAGCAAAAACAGAGATCGAGCGCATATTACCACTTATTCCAAAACAGCCGCCGGAAAACACCGTGGAGATATTAAAGCGGCGCGGGTACCTAAAAGACGATCGTTTATTATATCGAATAGCTTACGGTATCAAGCCTGTAGTTGGTTCATTTGGGCCCGGTGGAAAGTCTGTGCACGTCAGATGTTCTCATTGTGGCGGCTCGACGTATCTTGAATACGTCGGAAATAAACAGGAGCCGGGCTGTTGGCGCAGCGGCGCTCCCACCTTCGGATTTGTAGATCCGCTTGATAAATCACACGTTACGTCGGGCGGTACCTGTGTATGTCCGATGTGCGGGAAAGGCTTACGGGCGTTGCATATAGGCGATTTTAGATCTTGTACGGAGATAGACAGCCGTATTTGTATGAGCATACACAACGTTGAGGGGCATCTTACGCTTTTAAGCTGGTTGATCAAGAAAATGCTACATAGAGACGGTTCGGTTTCTTACTTTATAAATGGTTACGAGGGGCTTGTCGTAATTGATAACACACTCGTCAGAATCAAGATGTATTCAAAGTTTATGACCACGTATTCTTGGGAATCCAAATGGAGCTACACCCAGCGTTACGATCACCAGCTCGGTGCATTTGCAAGGAGCGAAATTATAGAAATCTCATCAATAGTCGTCGAGCGTACCGAGTCCGCGCATTCCGCGCTTGCAGAGTATTTGCGCGGCGGCGGAGAGCTTAACCCAGGAAAATACCTGAAATTATGGTTAAAGCACCCTAATGTTGAAAATCTCACGCGACAAGGCTTTTCGAATTACATCTCGGAAGTTATGAAAAAAGCAACGGATTATGACGGCTCGTACTATCGGACTTCTTTTTCAATTCCAGCCACAGATCGTTATATTGATTGGTCAAAGGTCAAGCCCCACGAAATGCTGAAGCTTCAAAAAGACGAGCTTTCGCTTGCTCGGAGCGTTTCTTTTGATGCAATAGGTTTTTACCGTGAAATGCGGGATCAAAAACAAATACGCCTTGATGCCGATATGCTCAACAGAATAGAAAAATGGAGCTTTTATTCTGTAAAAACGATGATCTCCGTTCCTACACACGGCTATTCCGTTCCGCTTGTACGGTTGATAAATTATTTGGATAAGCAAAAAGAGCTCATTTCTCAAAAGAACTTAGTTTCCGTTAGGTATCTTCAAGACTATTGGGATGCGCTATATAAGGTTTACCACGCTATGCCCGCCGAGCTGCTTTATCCCAAAGACTTAAGCCTCGCTCATGATGAAATGGTTTTGCGCGTAAAAGAAAAGGAAGACGCCGAGTTAAATGCAAAAATCTCCGCGCGGCTGGCGGAACTTTCGGCTTTGGCATATCAAAACGAAGAAATCGGGCTGCTTATACGTCCTGCCGCGTCGCAAGCAGAGCTAATTAAAGAGGGAAAACTCTTGTGTCATTGTGTCGGAGGCTATGCCAAAGATCACGCAGCGGGAAAAACAAGCATTTTATTTATACGAAAAATAGCAGAACCCGAGATTCCGTTCTTTACGCTTGAGTATAAGAACGGTAAAGTGAATCAAAATCGCGGGTATAAGAACTGCGACAGAACAAAAGAAGTTATCGCTTTTGAAAAAGATTGGCTTGAACACATTAAAAATAAGGAGTTTATGAAAAATGGAAAACGCAGTAGAAGAAATCAAGCAGAACAACGCGCCGGCGCGTGAGATCGGTATTATTACCGCGGAGATAAGGGATCTCTGCAGACAAGCTCAAACGATGGCGCTTTTATACGCCGTCGAGATCGGGCGCCGCCTTGAAGAGGCGAAGCGGGCGCTTCCCTATGGAAAGTGGGGAGAGTGGCTCAAAAACGAAGTGGAGTTTTCTCAGTCCACCGCAAACAATTTTATGAGACTTTACGAGGAATATGGCGCTTCCCAAATATCGATTTTCGGCGCGAGTGTAGATTCCCAAACGTTTGCGAAACTGCCTTATTCAAAGGCTTTACAGCTCCTTGCGGTACCGAAAGACGAACGCGAGGCGTTCGCCGAAGAGGTCAAAGCGGAGCAGCTTTCCGTAAAAGAATTAAAGACAGCGATAGAGGAAAGAGATCGGGCCCGCAAAGAAGCCGAGGAATCCAAAGCTCGCGAGGAAGAGCTTGCAGACAAGCTCGCGGAAGCTGAAGCCGAAGCCGCAAGATCTGCCGAAAAAACCGAGGAAGCAAATAAACTTCGCAAAAAGCTGGATGATATGGTGGGCGAGCTTGAAAAGTCAAAAGCAAACTCCGCGGCTCTCCGCGATAAACTGAAGAAAGCGGAAACGGATCCCAAAATCCCGAAAGAAAAACTTGAGCAGATCCGCAAAGAAGCCGAAGCGTCCGCCAAAAAGGAAGCAGAGGACGCCATGAAAGCGGATATAGAGGAAGCAAAGAAACGCGCCGACACCGCAGCGGCGGAAGCGAGCGCCGCCAAACTTGCCGCAAAACAAGCGCAAGAGCGCTTTGAGGAAGCGCAAAAGAAGCTTAAAACCGCAAGTCCGGAGGTCGCGGCGTTCAAGTCGCTGTTTGACTCTATACAAACCACCGCGCGAGCGCTTCATGAAATGGTCGATAATATCCGCAAGGATGATCCCGAAACTGCAGACAAGCTCTCCGCAGCGCTAAAAGCCTTCGGCGCAAGTTTGTAAGGAGAAGCAAGTTATGGAGATCACAAAGGAAAACTACATAGAAATTCTCTCGGAAACGATCGACCGAGTGGAAGCCTTGCGACGTTTTACGAAACGCTATCCGATTATGTATTACGGTATATCGAGAGCAAACGGAAAAACCTTATTCGCCTATCGCGTTATAAAGCATTACGCATCAATTATTAGAGCATACGATGAGGCGGAAAAAGAAGCAATGGGCAAAAAACGCCCCACAATATTTAGACGCTTATTCAAAAAAAGACAATCCAAAAGGACTCCGCCATCCCCGCTATTGTTAGAGACAGCGCTAAGAGTTTATTGTCTTAAAAATATTGATGGACGCTCTGCAGAACAGATATTAGAGCTTATATTAAAAAGAGAAAAACGGTATGGAAAGGATTTATAATTATGAGCACAAAAAATGTCAATATAAAAAGCACTGAAAAAGTAATCCCCGAAAAAGTTGTAATTTTTGCCTCGCAGCTCCCAAAAGGAATGACGGCAATTCTCGTTGATAAAAACAAAGGGGAGATGTATCACATAGAATCTGCCGAAGAAAGCGGCTCAACCTTTTCAGAGAGGTAACTGAAAATGACTTTATCTGAGAGAATAAAACAGATCATATCAAAAGAATTAGCGCATTTGTTAATTTCAGACCACCATATACCCGAAAACATAGAGATAAAGATTATCAACACCGGCTCGATCGCTCGTTTGACCTTCAATGCCGAAGAAATAGCCGAAATACTTAAAAAATAACACATATAAGGAGGTACGCGAATATGGCGCTCGTACAGGTCGGCACAATGGCGCTCAGGGACTCAAACGGCAATTTCTTGCCCGGAGTTCCGATCTACCGCGAACAGGCAGAAACGCCGCAAAAAACAAGCGAATATATTCCCGTCGACGAGCTCGCCGAAATATTCGCGGACCGCTTCAAGGCTTATAAAGCAGCTCGTAAAAAAGTACATAAGGAGAAAAATTTATGAAAATAAGCGCTATACAGCAGATCTGCAAGGGCGCGAAGAGAATAGAACTCTTTTCCGCTCCACAGTCTTCTGTTCAATGGATAAGCGACGGAGGCGCATTTTACCCGCTTTACAACCTCCCCGAAATGGAAGAGGAGAACGTGTTCGCCCTCTTCGATATTCCCGAAAAGAAACAAGACAAGATCAGCTTCGAACATAAGCACCAGCTCCCGCAGTTCATCAGCTTTGCGGACACCGCAAAATCCGAAAACGCTCTTGAATTCGGAAATATATCCATCTACGCGAGAGGGCGCGTGCTCCGTCCTCTGAAAACATCTCTTGGCATTATCTACATAAACGAAAAGTATCTCAGACCGTTCGCAGACGCCGAAAACGGTGTTCAGCTTTATGAGCGGTACACTCCCGGCGGCGAGGTTTATATCGCCGTAAAAGAGGGCTTCCTCTTGACCGGAATTATCCTTCCCTACGATATTGTTACAAAAGAATTTATAGAAGAACTTGAAACGATCTATAAGCTTTCGGCTGTTGCTGCCGAAAACAAACGTCTCCGCGGCAGTGAAGCAGCGGAGGCAACGCAGTTAAAGCTTGAGGAATTCAACAAATAAACAGCGCAAAAAGGGCGGCTCCGTCAGCACCGGAACCGCCCGAAAACAGCTTCTCTTTCGTGAAACTATTACCTTATATATTATATCACGAAAGCGCCGAAAAGTCAATAGAAAACAACGTAACCGCTAAGGTTCTTTTTAGGCTCGTATTCAATCATATCTTAACGACCACAGAGAACACTCGGAGAAAGTGAGAAATATATGTCAAAGAAATTAACCAAAGAAAGCATTATAGATTTCCCAACATTGTCCTTCCGTCCCGTCCGTCTGTCATTCCGTGAGGCGTTCAGCCGAGCGGCTCAACAGGCAGAGCTGGAATGTGCGGAAAGTTCGAATATGGATTTTATGCGCGAGCTTTGCTACATAATCGCTGAGGTCTATATCTTGGATCCCGATTCGAAAATAAAGATCTCCGACGAAATCCTCGACGCTTACCTCGTTCAAGAGATCTTCCGAGAGCTTACACACCAGCATCTCAGGCTCGTCGCTGACAATTTCAAAGAGCAAACGGAATTGATAAAGAATAAACGCGCTTACCTCCGCACCGCTCTTTATAACTCCGTTTTTGAGCTTGAGGCGCATTATACCAATCTCGTGGCGCACGACTTCGGGAACGGAGCTGTTAAACGTTGAGATGCTTGTATCGTGAACGCCGTTATTTTTGCGGCGATTATTTGGAGGTAAATATTTTCCCCGTTTTCAAGACACAAAAAGGGCGAGGGAAAAAAGCAAAGCCGACCAGCGAGGTACAAGCCAGGCTAAACGAACACAACGCCGAGCAAAAGCTTATACGAATACTTAACGCCAATTTCACCGCCGACGATCTTGAGCTGCATCTTACCTACCGAGACGAAAATCTTCCGGAAACTCCAGAGGAAGCGGAACGAGACGCGCAGAACTTCCTGCGCCGCGTGAAAAGGCTTCGTAAAAAGCTCGGTCTCGATGAATTAAAATACATAAACGTCCCCGAGGGAGGCTTCGAGGGGACTCGCTTTCACTTTCATATCACGATGAACGGCGGAATAGACCGCTCGGAGCTTGAAAACCTGTGGGGCTACGGTTACGCCAATTCTAAAAAGCTGCAGTTCAACGAAAACGGCATTGAAGGGCTCGCCCGTTACATAACAAAGCAATTCAGAGCGCATAAAGACGAGCTTCCTTTCCGAAAGCGGTGGACGGCGTCAAGAAATCTTATAATACCAAAGCCGAAAGACCGAGACGGTAAGATCTCGCAAAGGAAGGTGCAGGAGCTCGCTACCGTTGAAGCCGAAAGCCGAGAGGCATTTGAGCGGCTTTACCAAGGTTATCGGCTTTCATCGGTAAAGCCGTTTTATAACGAAGTGAACGGCGGCTATTATCTTCACGTCAAGTTATATCGGGATGATTCCCGATTTGCAAATACACGAACACGAAAAAGGAGGAATTCCCACAAAAATGAATAGCGGCTTTACGCGATCGAAACAAAAACCACGCAAGGAGGAACCCAAATGAATATTGATTATTTCAGAGCTGCGGAGCGCGAACTATCAAGTCTGCCATTGCTCAAAAGCTCACTCCCGATTTTGCAAAAGCGCCTTGACAGATTGATCGAAGCAGGCGCTCCCAAAGAGCCGGGCGGAATAGATTTCTCAAAGCCTTATGTAAACTCACACTATGTAAACGAGACGCTCAGCGAGCTTTGCGATCTTGCGGAGACACAAAAACAAATTATCGCTACAAAACAAAAGATCCGCGAGATAGAGGAGATACTCGAAGCTGTTCCCAAAGATCAAAGAACGGTATTAAAGCTGTTCTACATTGAAAAGCTAACAGCTGAGCAGATCGCTGAGCGTATTTACGTTGAAAGCGAAAAGACTGTTTACAACATTCGCAACAAAGGCGTAGCGACGTACGCGCTTCTTTGCTACGGAGCGCTTGCGAGAAACTCCGAAAGCGGTGGTAAAAAATAATACCTTCAAATATTGCTTTTTATGTGTTATCATAATATCGTGAAAAACTACATAAGAGGCGGAGCTTGAACGGGTTCCGCTTTTTTCGTGGTGTTGGGTAATATATATCACGCAAGGGGCAAGGGGCGGGAGCCGATATATGAAAGACTTTGCAGAAAGCTTTTACAAATCAAAGGCTTGGAGAAAGCTTCGGGATTATATATATTACGATCGTGATCACCGAATATGCGTCCGTTGCGGAGAATCGGGAAAAATAGTACATCACAAAATATGGCTCACTGCCGAAAACATAAACGATCCGCTTATATCGCTTAACGAAGAGAATTTAGAGACTCTTTGCGAGACCTGCCACTCGATCGAGCATAACGGTCAAAAGCCTTTAGACGGAGAGCTTATGTTCGACGAAGACGGAGACATTACTCCGAATGATGCAAAGGTATACAGCGCTCCGCAATCAGAGCCGATTCCCGAAAGCCTCACGGATAGCGGTCTCGTATTTGACGAGGACGGGAACCTCGTAGAAAGGAGCGATCATTCGTAATGATAGAGTTAACGATCTACACAGCGCAAGGCGCTATTGCGTACACCATACACAAGACGTCGGATGACTTTACGGAGCTGCTTACGGCTGCGCTTGAAAAAGGTTACGTCGCCGTTGATACTATCGAGGGTTCAAGGCTGGTAATTAATCCGCTGAACGTGGCAGCGATCGAAATAAAAGAGCTGCCGGACGAACAGTAGCGGCAATTATCCCCCCCGGTATTGAATTTTATTTTTCTATTTCTTAGAACCGTCCATCAGCCCCTTTTATGACCGCCCCGGGCGTACATAGAGGGGGGGCTACGGAGAAAGGAGGGGCAAAAAAATGGCAAAAGGAAAGGTAAATAATTCGGATTTACCGATAGAAGAACGAATTAAAAAAGCGGAGAAAAAACTAAAGACTTTTTTCGCGTCATTAGATGAAGAAAGACTTAAATTCCTATCTGAGCCGATCCATCAGCTTGCGACGTCTCAGATTATACTGGAAAGGCTTTCCGAGGAGATCGCAAAAGGCGACGTTATCGAGCTTTTTGAGAACGGAAAGCAGAGAATGAGGCGCGAAAATCCCGCGCTAAAGAGCTATAATTCCACAATAAAGAACTATTCCGTGTTGTTAAAACAGCTCCTCGAACAGCTTCCTCAAAGCGAAGGCAAAGCCGCAGGCGAGGAGCTTATGGCGTTCGTTGTTACCGGAAACAGAGGAAATAAATAGTGAATTTCATCGAGGAATATTACTCCAAGATCGAGAGCGGCGAGATCGTTACGAGCCGCCGCGTGAAAAGGGTGTATTCTCGGCTTGTAAATGAAATCAAGCACCCAAAGGAAGGCTCTCCGTATTACTTTGACGAGGAGCTTGGAGAGCGCCCTATTAATTTTATCGAGCGTTTCTGTAAGCAATCCCAGGGAACTCTCGGAGCGCCTCTAAAGCTCGAACTTTTCCAAAAGGCTTTTATACAAGCGCTTTTCGGTTTTATAGAAAAAGAAACGGGATTCCGCCGCTTCCGCGAAACACTCTTTTTGTGCGGACGGAAAAACGGTAAATCAACGCTGCTGTCCGGTATCGCGCTGTATATGCTGGTGGCTGACGGAGAGGGCGCGGCGGAGATCTATTCGGTCGCAACGAAAAAGGACCAAGCGAAAAAGGTCCTTACCGAAGCCGTAAATATGATAAAGCAGAGTCCCGAGCTTCGCGCGGTCATAAAGAAGCGTCGTAACGATGTTTATTTTCCATACACCGCTTCGATCTTCGAGGCGCTCGCCTCTGACTCCAATACGCTGGACGGATTAAACGCTCACTGTGTAATCATAGACGAGCTTCACGCTATCCGTGACCGTAATCTCTTCGAGGTTATGAAGCAATCAACCTCCAGCCGCCGTCAGCCTCTCGTTGTTATGATAACCACGGCGGGAACAGTCCGTGAGTGTATATTTGACGATATGTATAAATACGCTTGCGACGTCGCTGACGGAATTATCGAGGATCCTCTTTTCCTCCCCATCCTATACGAGCTTGACGCTCGCGAGGAGTGGACCGATCCGTCAAAGTGGATCAAGGCGAACCCCGGACTCGGAGTTATCAAGCAGTATAAAACTCTCGCCGCTTTTGTTGAGAGGGCTAAGAATAATCCCGCGGATGTTCCCGGTGTGCTTTGTAAGGACTTCAACGTCCGCGAAAACAGCTCAAAGTCTTGGCTATCCTTTGAAGAAATCAACAACACCGCGACGTTTACTCGCGAGGACGTTTATAATACATACGCCATCGGAGGCTGCGACCTTTCGGCTACCACCGACTTGACGGCTGCGACCTTGCTGATACGAAAGCCAAACGATGAAACAGTTTACGTATTACAGCAGTATTTCCTTCCGGAGACTCGTGTAGAGCACCTGGAGGACAAAAACACAAACGAGGCGCCATATCGAATATGGGAAAAACGCGGACTGCTAACAATATGCTCCGGAAACCGTGTTAATTATTCGGACGTTACGGCGTGGTTTGTAAAAATGCGCGACGAGTGGAAAATCGATCCCGTGAAAATAGGTTATGACCGAGCGCTCGCGGGTTATTGGGTAGACGAAATGAAGAATAACAATTTCGTTATGGAGCAGGTAGCGCAAGGCTCATTTACCTGGTCACAGCCGATGCGCGAAATGGGCGCGGCTATTGCAGCTCATAAAGTCAATTACAATAACAATCCCGTTTTGAAATGGTGCCTTTCAAATACAGCCGCTAAAAAATCGGGACTAAATAATATCGAACCGATAAAGATCACCGACAAACGACGCATCGACGGTGCGGTCTCGCTTCTTAACGCGTGGGTGGTTTACGTTCGGGATTTTGAAAACTATATGTATTTTGTGGGGTAATAAGAAATGGGACTATTTGAAAAAATTTTCGGTAAAAAAGAATCGCCGCGAAACCTCTCGATATTTCAGCTCTTAAACAGTTATACGAGCACCTTTACGCCGTTCTCGGGTAATGCGTGGGCGGACGACAAAGTAAGAGCCTCGGTTGACGCTTTCGCTCGTCGGGCGGCGGTCGTAAAACCGAAACACGTAAGATTGAACGACGGAAAAGCCGTTGAAGTTAACGACGAGATAAACAGAATTTTGCAATTTCGCCCGAATCCTTATAATACGGCGTACAGCTTTTATTATCGATGTGCCGCGAATTACAAAGTATATAACTATGCTTGCGTCTTTCCCATTTGGGATGAAACGACCGGAAAGCTCAAGGAAATATACAACATCAACAGCCGAGCGCTTGAGCTTAAGGAATACAAGGGCGAGATATTCGTCTTATTCAAATTTGCAAACGGAAAGCAATACGCGCTGCCGCTATCTGACGTTGCTTTCGTCGGAAAGCATTTCCTCGACCACGATATTTTCCCATCGGGAAACAAGCCGCTGATGCCAGTTCTTGAAACTGCTAATACATTCAATCAGAGTATGAGCAAATTTGCGGAGCTGGTTTCCGTCATTCGCGGTACGCTTGAGGTTCAAGGCGGAGTTAAGGATGCTGACCTCAGAAAACGCCGCGACGATTTCATCCGAGATAATCTTTCGCTCGAAAACAACGGCTCCGGCGTTATTGTAACGGATAACCGATATAAATATACGCCTATGACGGATAAGACCGTCCCTATCCCCGATAAGCAGCTATCTTATATCCGAGATTCCATTCACGAGTATTTCGGAACAAACGACAAGATCGTAACCAACAAAGCAACACCCGAGGAAGAGTCAGACTTTTACATAGGCGAGCTTCGCCCGTTCTTTGTTCAGCTGTCGCAGGCACTTACAAATTGTATTTTCACTCACAAGGAGAGAGGGTTCGGCAATCAGATAGACGCAGATATAAACACCCTGGAATACGCAAAGCTTGCCGAGCGTCTCGCAGCCGTAAAATATCTTGCGGACATTGGCGCTCTTTCACTCGACCAGGCTCTTACAACGATCGGTTATCCGCCGATCGGAGGAGAGGAGGGACGCCGCAGAGTGCAAACGCTTAATGTGGTAAACGCCGACAAAGCTGATGAATATCAGCTGGGAGAGCCGACACCAACGGAGCCGACCGCGCCGCTTAATGACGATAACCAAAATACACCCGAAGAGGGAGAAGGAGATAACAAATAATGCCATTCAAGCCAAAAGAAAGAGAGTACCGTTCTTTCGGTACATACAACCTCGGAGAAAGCACCGAGGACAAAAACAAGCTCATAATTCGCGGAACCCCGGTCGTTTTTGATACGCCTACTTGTTTATTTGAGTACGACGGTATCAAGTATTACGAGAAGATCGCCCGCGGCGCTTTTGATAAAGCGGATATGAGCGATTTCATTTTCAATATGAACCACGAACTGACGCCTTACGCCCGTAACAAAAACGGCTCACTCAATTACAGCGTAGGAGATACCTTTGATATTGAGGCGATCCTTGACGGAACGGACGAAAGACACCGTCAGCTTTATGGGGATATAAAGTCGGGAAGAATTGACAAAATGAGCTTTTCTTTCAAGATTGCCGAAGCCAGCTACGACGAAGAGACGAGAACGCGCACCATCATACGCGTTAAGAAGCTCTACGACGTATCGGCGGTAACCTTCCCCGCTTACGAGCAGACATCTATTTCAGCGAGAAGCTTCTTTGAGGAGGAGTACAAAAAAGAAGTTCAGCGCTTGGAGCAGGAGCGCCGCAGAAAAGAGCTCATAATCAAAACATTACTTTAACACAAAGAAAGGAAATTCACAAATGAACGAGATCATTAAGAGAATGAACGAAATCAAAGCGCGCAAGGCAGCGATCCGCGCGCAGCTGGAGCAGAGATCCGCTGAGGTAGATCTCAATGCAACAGAGGAAGAGCTTCGCAACCTCGACGCGGAGTATAACACTCTTGAGCAGAGAAAGAAGCTTATCGAGGGTATCGGAAACGGTTCCGTACCCACAAATCCCGTTGAAAATCCCGCCGCTCCCGACAACAGAGGAGCAACCGAGCCCACCTTTACCCGCGATACGGTTCTTTCGACACCCGAATACCGTACCGCGTGGGCAAAAACCCTTATGAGACGCGCTCTCAATTCCACAGAAAAGAGAGCTCTTGACACCGCTATGACAACGACATCTACAGAGTTTTCCGCACCTACAGCGGACGCCGACGGCGTAAATAACGGCGGTCTGTTCATCCCCACCGGTATCAATACCGCTCTTATGGAGGCTATCGCCCTTGTTTCCCCTATGTTCCGCGATGCTGCGAGAACCGCAGTTCCCGGATTGCTCAAGTTCCCTTATAAGAAGAGCGCGACCGGCGCAAAGAACAAGAAAGAGACCGAGCAGAACGCGCCCGCTTCAATCGAATGGGCTGAGCTCACCCTCGGTCTTACAGAAATCTCCGAGACTATCCGCGTTTCCTGGAAGCTGGAGGCTATGGCAGTCGAGGACTTCATTTCCTACATCACCGACGAGCTTATCGAGCAGATACGCGACAAGGCGGCAACCGAGCTTATTTACGGCAACGGCGAGGAGCAGATGAAGGGCGCGACTATGGACGCTATCGCTCACACCTACGCAGGAACCGCTCTTGACGGTATCGGAACAGGTCTTGCCAAGCTCGGTAAAAAGCAGAAGATCGGCGCAAAGATCTACGTATCTCAGTCCATTGTCGAGGAGATCTCCTTCTCCAAGGATGACAACGGAAAGTATATCTTCGCTCCCATTAACGGCGTAGGCGTTAAATCCGTTTCGACTTATCCCGTCGAGGTAGATCCGTATCTTAATGACGGCGATTTCGTGATCGGTAACGTACACCGTTACTACCGTCTCAACGTCGTTGAGGACGTAACGCTCACGAAGGATACCTCAGGCGTAAAGAGAGCAAACGACTACACCGCGTACGCTCTTATGGCGGGCGCCGCACAGCCGAATACACTCGTTTACGGTAAAAAGAACGCGTAATCGGAGGGCTGAATAATGGCGGACACATATAACAAGACCGAGGTTTCACAAGAGCTTTTATATGCCGCCCGTCTCGCCGTTAGAGCAACACGAACAAGCGTATTTGACGGGGAGATAAAGGATCTCATTCTCGCGGCTCGCGCAGAGCTTACGAGAATGGGGATCCTCCCCGCCAAAGCATACGATGATACCGATCCGCTCACGCGGCGGGCTTGTATTCTCTATGTAAAAGCGGAGTTCGGGCTTGATAACCCCGACGCGGAGACGTACCGCGAAGCATTCAACACTCTCAAAAAGCAGTTGAGCCTATCGAGCGAATATATCGGGGGGTGAGGGTGTATGTATTGGCGAGACGTCGGCTATCTTTGCCGAGAAAAAGAAACACTTGATAAATTCAACCGCCCGCAAAAAGCGGGATTTTCAAAGCGTCAGGTCCTTTGTAATGAGAATGGTGTTAAGAGGTCCGAGTTTTATCAAGCGCAGGCGGCGGGCAGAAAAGCCGAGCTTTGCGTTGAGGTAATGGCTTATGAATACGAAAACGAGAAATATTTCGAATATGACGGCGTAATGTATAAGATTCTCCGTTCCTTTCCCGTGAAAGGCGAAAAACTTGAGCTCGTTTGCGAAGGAATGGCGGCGGGGAATGGCTAAAAAGACAAGCTCTACCGTTACTTTTATAGATACATCAAAAGAGGTAAAAAAGACCATGCAAGGGCTTTCCAAAACAGCTTTACGCGAGAGTGGCAAGGTGGTAAGAAAGCTTTTGAGAGAAAAAATAGCGTCATCTGGACTCGTACATTCCAACCGTTTTAAGAACCATATAGGAACGTGGGCGTTCATAGATAGGCAAACGGGGCAACCTCAATTGCAGGTGGGACTTTACTCTCACGCGAAAGTGATCAAGAAGGGTAAAAAAGCCTCTCACGCTTCTCCGCATTGGATAGAATTCGGAACACAACCTCATAAGATCGATTCGGACGGTCATTATATGCGCTATGAAGATAACGTTTACGGCTTTTCTGTTCAGCATCCCGGACAAAAAGCAACCCATCTTTTGCGCGATACGGTTCAAAACAATATCGATGAGATCCGCAAGGCTCAAGGGGAATTCCTTGCTTTGCTGAACAAGACGCTCGAAGAGGCGGGCGCAAAAATCTACGAAGGAGAGGAGGACGAAAGCGATTGAATGTAAATACTTCGGCGTTTATTGAAACGCTTATAGCTGAAATCAATACTATGCGCAAAGGCTTTACTTCGTATTATGACCGAGCCCCCGCAAAAGCCGGTTTTCCGTACAGCGTAGTAAGCGGGATCACCGCGTCAGACCTCGCCGCCGGTGATCTGTCTATGTTCGACGTCGATATTTGGACGGACGATAAACTCCCGACAGCTACAGAGGAGCTTGAAAGCATTTGCGACGATCTCCGAAACTTCCTTCACAACAGAATTATATCCCGAGAGGGAGTGTTCGCCGGACATATCAGCTACGAAAGCCGAGATCCCCCCGACGATCGGGAAAAAGACCTTTCGCACCGCCGCCTTGTTTTTGCGGCGAGATTATTTTATTATTAACAAGGAGGAGGCACAATGCCAAACGTAACAAACCTTACAAAACAGCAGGTCGAAAATATTCAGATAGACGAGGGACTTGTCTTTGTCGATTACGGCGAAGAAACCGAGCGTAAGCTCGCTCCCACACGCGGCGGCGGTGAGTTTAACGCCACCGTGTCGATACGTAACATTGAATTCGACGGCAGAAGCGGACCGACCAAGGGAACGCAGATCATAGAAGAACAGGACGCAACCCTCAAGGTCGTTACCCTTTGTATGTCGCAAGAGGAATTGCTTCTCGCTATGCCCTACGCTCGCGTAGAAGGTGAAGGAGCAGAAAAAACTATCAAAAACCCGAAATGCGGGGTTATCCCCGACGAGGCGTATTGCAAAAATATCACTATGTTTGCTAAGCTCCTTTCGGGCAAGTACAAAAAGATTACGATCTTCAACCCTATGAGCGAAAACGGCTTGACGGTCAAGGCTGCTCCCAAAGCCGAGGGCGAAGTTTCTCTTGAGATCAAGGCTCATTACACCCTCGACGATCTGAACGGTGATATTTGGGAAGTCAAGGACATTTCCAATATTGCAGCTGCAGCCGCCGCAAGCACCACAAACGCAACAGAACCCGCCGCAAGCGGTGATGATACAGAATAATAGGAGGAGCACAAAATGCTGAAGATCAAAGTTATTCCCGTACTTACCCGCATCGTCTCCAAAATTGATTTAAAGCCCGTTGTAGAGGCTTTAAAGAATGCGGATATTTTCAAAGAAGCCAAGAACAAACAAGACGCTCTCAACCAGCTTTCCGGAGAGAAAGCCTTAGAGCTCGGATTTGAGATTCTTCCCGCGATAACCGGTCAGCTCGGTGTGATCGGAGACGAGATTCCGGAGTTCGTCGCTCTCTACTACGGCATCAGCCTTGAGGAAGCGGGCGAAAAAGACATTTCAGAAGTATTCAGAGACATTGTTACCGATAAAGGTATCCGCGATTTTTTCTCCACTGCTCTACGGAAAAAGGTAGAGCACGCACTTTAAGCCTATTATCTAAATATTACGATTGGCAACTCGTCGCAGAGCTCCCGCTTTCAGCTCTCGGCGGGTTGCTTTCTTATGCGAAAGAAAGAGAAGTCGAGGAAGCCACGCGTCCGCTGTGGATAGCGCATTATACAGTACAGAAGATCGCGGGAGCCGATCCTATGCCCTATGATAAGTTCCTTTTCTCTGTGCTTTCAAACGAAAAGCCGACGGAAAAGCCGAAGGCAGAACGCGCTCCCGAGGAAATCGAGGCGGATTTCCTCAGACTTGTGGAAATCTCCAAAAGAAAGGAGGGCTAAAACGTGGCAAGTATATTTCAGCTTTTCGGACAGATCTTTATTGATAACTCCGAAGCGGATAAAAGTATAGACAAAACAACAGAGAAAGCGGAAAAATCCGGCTCGAAAATCGGGTCGGTTTTTTCTTCTATTGCGAGCGGCGCGGCAAAGATAGGAACCGCAGCAGTCGGCGCGGCGTCTGTTCTTGGCGCCGGCGCTTACGCTATGGCGAACTCTACCGCAAAGCAAGCTGATACGATCGATAAGCTCTCCGAAAGAACCTCGATAAACCGCGAGGAGCTTCAGCGGTGGATGCACGCTTGCGATCAGAGCGGTGTAAGCTCCGATGTACTTGAGCAAGCAATAAAGAAGGTATCTACCGCCGTCGAGGAAGCGGGCGGAGCACTGCAAGCCGGAGAGGTCGATACAGTAAAGCTCGCAAACGCCGAAGCCAAACTTCGAAACGCCAATTTGGCAGTCGAAAAAGCACAGAACAATCTATCAAAAGCGCAGATAGACTATCAAGCAGCAGTAGCCAAAAGCGGTAAAAACTCCGCTGAAGCACAAAAAGCTCTTTTATCACTTCAAAACGCCGAGCTTGCCGTCCAAGAAGCGACGAACAAAGTATCTGCAGCGCAAGCGGAATATAACAAAGCCTCGCAACCTCTCGCCGAAGGCACTAACAACTATATAGAGGCGCTAAATGAGCTCGGTTTAAAATATGAAGATCTCGAAGGTCTTTCGACGGAAGAAAAATTCCAAAAGATCTCAAATGCGCTCGCCGATATGGAGCAAGGTACAAAGAGGAACGACATAGGCGCAACTCTTCTCGGAAAAGCTTATGTCGAAATGCTTCCCTTGCTCAATGCAGGTGCTGAAGGTATGGCTGCTCTCAAGCAGGAAGCCGACGATCTCGGAATAGTTATGTCAGAGGACGCTGTAAAAGCCGGCGTCGTATTTGGCGATACCGTAGAGAACATAAAAGCGGCTTGCGGCGGTTTTATGAATATGCTTGGTAACGTGCTTATGCCTGTTGCTCAATCGGTGGCAGATTTGATTATAAAGTCGGTCCCGAAGGCGCAAAGTTTATTCGAGCGTCTTGCTCCCGTAATTCAACGGGTATTCGAGAACTTGCTCCCGTCACTATTTATGCTCGTAGAAGCGCTTTTCCCGCTCCTAATGGACTTTTTAGAGACATTCTTTCCGGTTCTTGAAAGCATAATTTCGGGGATTTTGCCGGTAATTATCTCTGTTATAAAGATGATTGTACCAACACTCTCGGAGCTTGTAGGTAATATTTTACCTCTTCTTATGGATGTAATATCGACTATAATGCCGCTCATATCAGACATAATCGGTACGATTCTTCCAAAGCTCCTTGCTGTGATTCAAAAACTTTCTCCCTACTTTGTGGAGATCATTAAAACCATTCTGCCGATCTTGCTTGAGCTGATAAGCGCTATTCTCCCGATTATTCTCGATCTTGTGGAACAGCTTCTTCCTATTATACTTGAGATCGTTGATACGGTTCTCCCTGTTCTTCTCAATCTCATTCAAGCAGTGTTGCCATTTTTAGTGACACTCATAGAAGCAATTTTGCCGTTCTTGATGACACTCATAGAGGCGTTTTTGACGCTTCTTAAAACACTGTTACCGGTGCTTGGCCCGATACTCGAGCTACTCGTAATGATTCTCGACCCCCTTGTCGAGCTTCTCAATTATATTTTGCCGCCGCTTATCGGATTAATTACGCAGCTCATAGAGAAAACTATACCGGTTCTTCAATCGGCCTTCTCCTCAGTTGCGAACCTTCTTTCTACACAATTCAAGACAGCTTTTGAGGCGGTTGGAAATATATTTGCAAACATCAAGAATATTTTCCAAAATATAATTGATTTTGTAAAGAATGTTTTCACCGGAAACTGGAAGGCGGCATGGGAGAATGTAAGAAATATTTTTGCAAGCTATTGGGATAATATCCAAACCATTGTAAAAACGCCGATAAACTTCATAATTAACGGTATTAACAGCCTCATAGACGGAATCAATAAAATTTCGTTTAATGTTCCGAGTTGGGTTCCCGGCATAGGCGGAAAAACTCTTGGGTTTGATATTCCGAATATTCCCAAGCTCCGCCGAGGACTCGATTACGTTCCTTATGATAATTACCCCGCTTTGCTTCACAAGGGTGAGCAGGTCCTCACCGCATCGGAGAAGCGCGAGAGGGATAAAGAGATCGAGGAAAAGAAGAAAGAGCCGAAGGAAAAACCGTCAATCTCGGTAAAAGTGGACGTACATATAGAGCATTTTGAGAATAACTCGCCGTCTGATATTGACGAGCTCGCCGACGAGCTTATGCACGTTATCGACGAGAAAATCCGCGAAGAGGAGGACACATTCGCGTAATGGCAGGACTTAATTATTTCAAGTTCAGAGACGTAATGTCACTGGATGAACAACTGATAATCACGGGAAAGGACATCTACAAAGGCGCCGCCCGTGATATAACGTTTACACAGATTCCCGGGCGCTCCGGGGATCTGCTCACGGATAACCGACGCTATAAAAATGTTAACATAGCGTACAAAGTAGCCGCGCTTGAAGGTGTTCGCGATATTCCCGAAATCGCTCACCGCGTTAAAGGCTGGCTTCTTTCTGAGGTCGGATATTTCCCGCTTTACGACAGCTACGATCCGAATTATTTCAGGCTTGCAGCGTATAGCGATGAGTTCGATCTTGAGCAGGAGCTCCCCGCCCTCGGAAAATCCTCTATAACCTTCAACTGTAAGCCCTTCCGTTATTCCGTATTAGGACAAAGGGCGATTATCTTAACGACGTCGCAAACGGTGCGGAATCCCGAGTTTTTCCCCGCTTCTCCATATATCAGGATCACAGGAAACGGAGATATAACGCTGAGCATCAATAGCGATTCGTTTATATTTCGCGGCGTGGAGGAATATATCGAGGTAGATTCCGAGGAAATGCGAGCCTATAAAGGCGGCAAAAATGAAAATAGTAAGATGTATACTCCTACGTTCCCGAAGCTCTATAAAGGTAATAACCTTATCTCGTGGAGCGGCGACGTTCAGAGCGTTATAATCATTCCGAGGTGGTGTTGCTTATGATTCCTATTCTATACGCAAAAAACGCCGTCGATTTTGATAATAACGGCATAGGACACCTTAAAGACGCAATCTCGTGCAAGGTGGCGGAGGAACGAAACGGCGCCTATACGTTGACGCTTCAATACCCGATTGGCGGCGCGTGGTACGAAAGTATCTCGGAGGGCTCCGTTATCAAGGCGAAGGCAAACGAAACGAGTAAATTACAGCTATTCCGCGTTTATAAATCAAGTAAACCCATGAAAGGAATAGTTACCTTCTATGCTCAGCATATCTCCTATGATTTAAAGGGACTTCCGATTACTTCCATAACAATGTCGAACACGACGGCAAAGGCAGCGCTTAACGCAGGGTTTGCCGCGTGCTGCCTTCCGCACAGATTTAAGGGCAGGAGCGATATTGCAACACTCAACAAAATCAGCATAACAAAGCCTCGCTCCCTTCGCAGTTTTTGCGGAGGAGAAGCGGGCTCCGTTCTCTCTATTTGGGGCGGTGAGTTTGAGTTTGATAATTTTACCGTGTGGCTCCATAAGCGCCGCGGCGCAAATAACGGCGTAGTAATACGCTACGGAAAGAACCTCACAGATGCCAAGCAAGAGCGCAATATAAGCGCGTGCTATACACATTTCTGCCCTTATGCTGTCAAGAAAACAGAGAAGCGAAATGAATTAGGTGAGATAATCGAAGCGAGCGAGGAAACGATCACTCTTTCCGAGGGCGTGATCGAGCTGATAGAGCCCGAGAATATCGGACACTCAAAAGCGCTTACTCTCGATATTTCCGATAAGTTCGCCGACGGCGAGGAGATCAACGAAGCCAACCTCCGCGCACACGCCAAGGAATATATCGAGTCTTATCAGCTCGGCGTTCCGGATATAAACATAACGCTCGCTTTTAAGCAGATATGGCATAGTCCGGAATATGCGAAGAGCGCAGGATTTGAGCGCGTCGCGCTTTGCGATACGGTAACGGTATTCTTTGAAAATCTCGGAATCAACGCCGAGGCGAAGGTTATCAAGACTGAGTATGACAGCCTCGAAGAACGCTTCTCCAAAATCGAGGTAGGAGACGTAAAAAGCAACCTCGCAGACACCGTTTCGGGAATAAAAGAAAGTATCTCCGAAACACAACAAAGCATTAAGGAGAACGAAAAAAACGCATACGTCGATCTTCAAAATGCGATAACAAACGCCACGAATCGCATCACGGGAAACAGCGGCGGCTATGTCGTTCTTTACCCCGCGAATAACCCCAGAGAGATACTCATAATGAACACTCCGAGCAAAGAAACCGCTACAAGCGTTTGGCGCTGGAATAGCTCGGGGCTCGGGTATTCTAAAACCGGTTATAACGGCGAATACGGTCTTGCTATGACTATGGATGGCGCCATCAACGCCGATTTCATTACAGCGGGAACTATTAAAGCTATAGATATATCCGGTTGCACAATTAAGGGCGGATCTCTCAATATCAGTGACAAATTCAAGGTTGATACTGCAGGAAACGTATACGCCGAGGGTAAAATAATCGCTACAAGCGGAAACATAGGCGGGTGCGAGATAAAAGACGGGAAGCTGATGGTTGACGCAGCGCACATTACCGGCAGTCTCATTATTGGAGATAATTCACCTGTGGAAAAAGTCGAAATATCCAGTGATCGATTCACTCTTATAGGTGATGAAATACACTGGAAAGATGGCGATTTATCTACAAGCACGATACACGCCACCGAGACTTTGATCGCAGGAAGCGATGCAATGTATAACCAATTTATCGCTGACGATGAGGGTGTACGTATCGGAAATCACATTATTTTGCGTAACGTAGATCCCGATGGTACTTTCGAGTATAAAGGTGTTATCGAGTGCGACGAAATCCTTCTTTCAAGCCTGACAGACGAGTTAGGTTTAGAAATAAACGCAATAAAAGAAAGATTAACCATCCTCGAAGGAAAGGTAGCATAGTATGAATAAACGCATAATACTACGCTTGAAAAAAGAACGTAAGGAGAACCGATATAATGAACGAAGAAAACAAAAAAGAAGCTCCGAGATCTCGCCCGCTTATTCTTGAAATCGAGGACGCAAAAACGGGTATATCTGCTTCAGTAAATAAAGCTCTTAAAAGGCTGCCCTGCTATATTGTAGCGGATATTCTCGCAGGAGTGTATGCTCAAACACGAGAGGGAGCGCGGCGAGAGCTTGAAATAGAAAGAGCCAAAGAAGCTCAAAAGGAGGATGAACATGGCTAAGGTTGAAAAATCACTAACGCTTGATGTTTCGAGACAGAACAGAATCCAGGCGGTAGTGGCTAAGCAATTCGATAAAGATTCAAGATTCCTCAAGGTTCAGTTGACGGAGGACGGGGCGTCTATCAGAGTCGAACAGTCCTCAAATGTAAAGATCAACGCTTTGAGAGCTGATAATAATTCTAAGAGCTTTGCCGGTGCAGTGAATGCAGATGGAACGGTTACGGTCCCGATTACATATTGGATGCTTGAAATTGAAGGCCGAGTTAGCTGTGATGTTTCGGTAGAAGACAATCAAGGTCGGAAATTGAGTACGCTTAATTTTACGATCGAGGTTGAACGCGCTAATAATTCTGTAAATAATACGGCAGACGATATTGTTCCTACAGGATATGAGGTCGCATCTTTGGGCGAAGTGATCTCATATTTGAGCACGTAAGAAAGGGGAGTTATTATGGCAGAAACAGGAGGCAAATTAGTAACAGTTGAAGCCTTAGACTATGTTTATGACTTACTGTCAAAAGAAATCGAAGATGCTCTTGCAGAGGCGGAACAGGGCGGCGGCGGCGGCGGCGGTGGTGATACCACGGACCTTGAAAACAGAATACAAACGCTTGAAGAACAGATGGCGGAGCTCTTATATACTCCTATTGAGATCAGAAGCTTCACAAACAACGTTGGTAATGTTGAGATGGGCTCAACCGTAAATCGTGTAATACTTACTTGGGAGCTTAATAAAATACCTGAAAGCGTAACTGTAAATGGAATAGCTCAAAATCCAGACACCACATTTGGAGTAACACATTTCGACGAAGCAGTCACAAGCGACAAAACATACATCTTAGAAGCAACAGATGAAAAAGGAAATACCGCTAATGCAACAACTCGCGTGGTATTCTTGAACGGCGTATATTTCGGTGAGGCTGCAGCTCCTTCTACATATAACAGCGCGTTTATTCTCGGTCTTACAAAGGAATTAAGAGCTACTCCAACGCCTTCATTCAGCGTTGATGCTGGATCAGGACAGTATATTTATTACTGCTTGCCAACAAGAATGGGAGAGTGTTCGTTTACCGTGGGAGGATTCACCGGTGGCTTTACTCTTGTTGACACGATCTCGTTTACAAACGCTTCGGGATATGCTGAAAACTATTATATTTATAAATCAGACAATGCCAACCTTGGCTCAACGTCTGTGTCTGTAGTGTGAGGAGGGATAATATATGGCTGAATATAGCGGCTCAATAGAGCTTATAAGTGGCATAAAGCCGAAAAATAACGGCGATTTTCCCCTTGTTAACGCGAAAGACGTTCAGGTGGATGCAAACGGAAAGAGACTTGATGAGAAGTTGACTGAGCTTTCTAATGGTAACGGTGGCGGAAGCGGAGAAGACGGCGAAGACGGAAGGGGTATCGTTTCTATCACTCGCACAACCGGAAATGGAGCAGCAGGAACAACAGATACATACACCATCACTTATACCGACAACACAAAAAGCACGTTTACTGTTTACAACGGTAAAGATGGAGCGGATGGTACGAACGGAGCGGATGGTACGAACGGCAAAGACGGGACATCCGTAACCATTACGGACATAACCGAAAGTACAGAAGATGGCGGCTCAAATGTTGTGACTTTCTCTGATGGGAAAACATTGACCGTGAAGAATGGAAACAGGGGCGCAGACGGAAATGGTAGCGAAACTACTTTTGAAGATATAACCCTTGTAGAAAATGCCTATGACGAAAGCACAGCAAAGTTTAATGTACGTTTGGCAGGAAATACAGGTACAGAAGTGTCACAGAACGGCTCTTTAGCTTTAGACTATACCAAAGTAAAATACGATCCAGAAGTTTATGTACTGATTAGCGGTATTGAAAAGTTAATATTAAACTATGATATGTATTTTTCAGTTAATTATTATGATGCTAACAAAACCCACGTAGGCACTAAAATTATGGCACATACACAATTCGGTACGTATGACGGAACTTTACCCTGCTCTTTCCCAATCTTTAGACCTACCGCTAATAGCGAATCGGAAATAGTAGGAATTGAAAATACAGAGTATATACGGATTAAACTTGGAATAACTAGCAAAGCAACAGCAATAAGTGCAACCGATTGTGAGGGACTGAGTGTAAAGATTGCGACTAAAGCGAATATTTCAAAAAAATCATCTGCTATTCCGTCACATTGGGAAACGGCAGTTGCAGAGAAAACAGAAACAATAAAGACATTACAAACAAATGGCGGTAAAAACTGTGTTTCTTTTGCTTGGGCGAGTGATACACATATTCCGAATAATGCGGCAGGCAGAACGGACTATATCGGCAAAGTAATGGCGAGAATGCTTGATAATTGCGAAGCTCCTTTTGCTGTTATTACGGGTGATGCGGTAACGAGAGGTTCGATGCCCACCGAGGAAGAATATCTTACTGAACAAGCACAAGTTCCTTTGCATCTTGCTCCGCTTTGGGGTACAGACAGACTCTTGGTTTCGCTCGGTAATCACGATGGTTGTTGGGGCGGTTACGAGAGTAGTTCATCAGACTATTATGCTCACCAATTCACGCCCGAGAGACTATGGCAGACATTTTTCAGAGGGCAGGCACTTGATTTCCGCAGAGTATTTTCCGATGATGGAACATATTACTATGTTGATAACATTGCACAGAAAACAAGGTATATCGTACTAAACTCACAGTTTGGCGGTGAGTATTCGGAAGATGCAAAAGGTCACGCCGTAAACAATAGGTTTAGAACTTCTTGTTACGGACAGGCACAGCTTGATTGGTTTGCTGATGTTGCGCTCGATATGCCGAGTGGATATGGCGCAATTATTTTCACCCACGTACCTCCGAGAGCCGTAAACGGTGCTGCTGCTCCTTATACTGTTGACTATGCACAGTTTAACGGTATCATAAACGCTTATTGCAAAAAGACAACCTACAGCGGAAGTTTTTCAGGTGTAGCAGGTTGGACTAGCAATAATGTGTCAGTTGATTTTACGAACGCACAAGGCGAAATTATTGCTTTGTTTGCTGGACATATTCACGAAGATACCATTGATACAGATACCTTAGAGTGTCCTATTATCACCGTTACAGCAGGTGGAGCGCCTTCAAATAACGATGAGCAAATTTACAATAGACCTTACGGAACGGGGCTTGAAACATCTTTTGATGTGGTAACTATTAATAGAGCTACAAAGATGATTTATTGCACCCGTGTGGGAGCAGGAAGTGACCGTGCTGTTTCTTATGCTAAAACTGCACCTGCTACATACACAGTAACGTGGGTGGTAGACGGAAACACTACTACAGAGACATACAACGAAGGTGAAACTCCTTCATTCAAAGGTTCTACAAACAAGCCTGCAACAGCTCAGTATACATATACATTTAAGGGTTGGGATAAAACTATTGTTCCTGTATCTGGTGATGTTACCTATACCGCACAGTACACTGAAACTCTTAATAAGTATACTATTACTTGGAATGTAGACGGTACGATCACTACCTCACAAGTTGAGTACGGTAAAACACCTACCTTTACAGGCTCTACCGATAAAGCATCAGACGGTCAATATAATTACACCTTTACAGGATGGAGTCCCACTATTGCTCCTGTAACTGGTAACGTGACCTATACGGCACAGTATAGCCAAACTGCAATAGTTCCCGATGTTAAGACTTATACAATTACGAACACCTTGACAAATTGCTCTAACTCTAATAGTGCAACTACGATTACTGAGGGTTCAGCGTATAACGCAACTATTACGGCGAATGATGGTTACTGTCTTGACGGAGTGGACGTAACAATGGGCGGAAACGCTGTATCGGTGCCCGTTGGTGTTATCAACATTGCAAGCGTAACAGGTGATATTGTTATTACAGCAGTTGCAATTAAGCAATCAACAGAGCCGAGCTATACCAATCTTGCAGAGCCTAACGAAACAAATGAAACTGACTTTACCATTTGGTGTAACAAGTCTCGTATGGGTTCTAACGGTACATATAGAGCAAACGCCAGTACGATTACAACCAATTATATGCCTATTGCGGCTGGCGATATCATTCGTGTAAAGGGGCTTGTTATTAACGCCGCTTCTAACGATATGACCGTTGGTTCTATTGGTTTGTATAATACAGAAAAAGTGATGGCGTCGGTAGATACCTTTGCATCTTCGGTATCCAATGGCAGATTTACCATTAGCGATCCGGTAGACGGCGTATACACTCTTGAATTTGGTAGCGGAAACTCGTTCTTTAACACAATAAAATATTTCAGGATTGTAGGCGCTTTGACGGGAACGGTTCACGATGTTATCATCACAGCGAATGAAGAAATTGTTTAAGATAATCATTACGAAGAACGAGCCGATAACGTAAATCACCAATAGGAACGATAAAAACAAAGGAGATCTAATGAACATAACAATAATTATTTCCCTATGCTCGCTTGCGGCGGCTCTTGCAGGTGTTTTGATTTCTTACCGAGTTTTCAAAAATAATCAAAAGAAAGACACCGAGGAGCACGGTGAAACGCGCGGTGTAATGGCGTCAGATATTGGGTATATAAAAGCCGGCGTTGATGATCTCAAGCGCGAATCCCGCGAAACAAGAGCAGAGGTCAGCAAGCTTACCGAGCGCGTTATCCGTTGCGAAGAATCAACGAAACAAGCGCATAAAAGAATTGATGAAATTCACAAACATATCGAATTAAATAATTAAAAGGAGTAGTTTACTATGAAAGAATTTATTATGAGTAATTGGGCGAGCCTCCTTGTGATCCTCGCATTTTTAGCAGTCCTTGTTATCCTTGCTGTCAGAGGCAAAAAGGAAATAGTGGCAAAGATACTCTTCGCACTCGTTACCGAAGCGGAGAAGCTTTACGGCTCCGGAACGGGCTACGTTAAGTTCGCTTACGTTGTAGAGAAAGTTTATTCCTATCTCCCGGCAATCGTCAAAGTATTTATTACATATGACCGACTCAAGATAATGATAGAAGATGCCCTTGCCGCTGCTAAAATCAAATGGGCTGAGGATGCAGGGATTGCTGATTATCTGAAAGAATCCGAAGTCCTTGTAGGAGCGCTCGTCAACACGATCGATGCCGCCAATAACGAAGTCAAGTAAACGAATAACAAAAAGCCGCTCGATAACAACGCCGAGCGGCTTTTTTCGATTTTGGAAAAGAATAAGCAGAGGCTTTTAACCCCTGCTTATTACTACACCTAAACAACCGTTTGTAAATATAAAATACACGTGTTCGGATAGGTTTGGTTCTGGTGGAGACGACGGGAGTCGAACCCGTGTCCGAAAACCCCTTGACTTAACCTTCTTCGCAGACAGTCTGTTATTTAAATTTCCCTATCAGGAGCGTAAACAGACATACTCTCTTTCAAGGTAGCCCTTTTGTGCCTGATCGGTTCAAGGGCGAAACGCCGATGCAGGTTCACCACTGTCATGACGCTCCGAGCGGATCCGTGGTCCTATCCGTCGGAACGGGTGGCATAAAAAGCCACGGCACTGCCTCAAGCTACTCCGTAAAGGAGCGCTTAGTTAGGCAGCCAGAGCAACAGTATTGTTGTCGTTTATTATTTAAAATTGAGCAGTTAACGAGATTACTCAGCTCGCTGCGCTTATCAAGCCTCAGAATCCCCGTCGAAACCTTTACGTCCCCATGGTTTTCTGTTGCTACATTAATATTATACTATATTTTGTTCGTTTTGTCAAGTGGGATTTGTTTACAGTTTTCGACGATTTTTGCCATCGTGATGTATTGCGCGAATCTATCACCGGGGTGTCGAGGCACAACCATCTGCCGATTTAGAGTTGTTTTTTTATCCTATGGGTAAGAAAATGTACGCTCTTTTTTAAAAGGAAATACTTGCTTTTTCCGAAGGAAAATATACAATCGTTTCATCTACACCGATAGTTTCTGCTATCGGTGTAGATGAAGTTCTTTTGCCTACTTTTCTTTCAAGAAAAGTAGGGCGTTTTTCCTTTCAATAATGAATGTATCTTTTCTCGGACAATTGTTACCGAAAATTAACATTATTTATTCAAAAACACTTGATTTTTTTTTTCGAATAGTGTAAAATAAATATAAATAAATAAAAATCATTTTTAGGAGATAAAATACTATGTTAGTTTCAGCTAAGAGTATGCTCGCAAAGGCCAAAGCAGGCAAATACGCCGTTGGTCAGTTTAACATCAACAACCTTGAATGGACTAAGGCTATCCTGCTTACAGCAGAGGCGCTGAAGTCTCCCGTTATTCTCGGTGTTTCTGAGGGAGCGGGCAAATATATGTGCGGTTATAAGACCGTTGTTGGTATGGTTAAGGGTATGATAGAGGAGCTTGGTATCACAGTTCCCGTTGCTCTCCACCTCGACCACGGCTCATACGAAGGCGCAATGAAGTGCATCGAAGCAGGATTTTCTTCCGTAATGTTCGACGGTTCTCACTATCCCATCGCTGAGAATATCGAGAAAACAACAGCTCTCGTTAAGCTCTGCGAGGAGAAGGGACTTTCCCTTGAGGCTGAGGTCGGCGCTATCGGCGGCGAAGAGGACGGCGTTATCGGTAACGGTGAGTGCGCTGATCCCGATGAGTGCAAGATGATTGCAGATCTCGGTGTTACAATGCTTGCGGCAGGTATCGGTAACATTCACGGTAAGTACCCCGCAAACTGGCCCGGTCTTTCTTTCGAGACTCTCGCGGCTGTAAGTGAAAAGGTTGGCGATATGCCCCTCGTTCTTCACGGCGGTACGGGTATTCCCGCGGAAATGATCCAGAAGGCAATTTCTCTCGGTGTTTCCAAAATCAACGTCAACACAGAGTGCCAGCTAGCATTCCAGGCTGCAACAAGAAAGTACGTTGAAGAGGGTAAGGACCTTCAGGGTAAGGGCTTTGACCCCAGAAAGCTTCTCGCTCCCGGTGTTGAGGCTATCAAGGCAACAGTTAAAGAGAAGATGGAG